GGTGCAGGCTTCGGGGTGAAGACCTTGAGAACGGCGTCATGTACCGGTTCTCCCTTCTCCCGAAGTGCGATGAGCTGGGCAACCTTCTGAAGCGCGTCCAGTGGATCCTGTCCCTGTAGGGCCATCTGGGGGATGGCCTGCATGTAGCCCATCATGCCCTGCTTGAGAGCATCGGTGAACTGCTCGTTGTCGATCTGGGTCTGCATCTGAACCACGTCGATCCCCATCGGCAGTTGCCGCTGGAAGAAGTCGCGGGAGATGAGCTGGTCGCCACGAAGCTGAAGTAGTCCGACAATCGCACGAGCCGGATCCTGCCCAGCAGCGAAGCCGTAGGTGACGTCAGCAGTGTAGTCCTGGTTGATGTCCTTGGCAGGAGTGTAGGTCTCTTCGAAGGGCGTACCCTGAGAGGTGCCTCGGATCGTCTTCTTCTCGGCTGGCCAGAGCAGCTCGTCCATCTCGAAGGCGAGCTGGATAGCAACTCGGAGAGCCTCACCGATGACAGTCTGCCCTGTAGTGACGACCGTATTGAAGCCGCCCATCAGGGCTTGCACACCCTTGCCAGTGATGATCGAAGCATCCACGTTACCGCTGCGAGCTTCGGGGGTGCGCGTTCCTACGCGCAGCTCCTGTTCGAGTACCTGGCCCTCCTGGAAGGCGGCCTGCGGTACGTCGATACCAACTCGTCGGATCTTGTCCGGGTTGTCGGTGCGGATGACTGCGTCATCTCCGAAGGTCATCTTCTGCACGTCGCGAGGAACAGCCAGCGGTGCACGTACCGTCTTCTCCGTGGCCTCCAGTCCGAGCAGGGCCATGCGAGCCTTAGCGAGCTGGACCCAGATGGCGTCATCGAAGGCGCCTCGGATCTCATTGTCGTACCCAGGACGAATGCCGACAGAGATGAAGATCTTGCCCATCGGGTTGGGCATGTCGTCGATCACATGATTACCGTGGCTCGGCATGTAGAGCACGATGCGCTCAGCATCCACATACTTCACGATCTCGATCTCACGCTCAGCCCAGCCGAGGTCGGTCTGGCCGACCGCGTTGGTCTGGAGCATGCGGGCCAGGCCAGGGAACTTGGAGACCAGGTGGATGGCCTCTTCCCGCCAGACCTTGCTGTAACTCTTCAGGCGACCGAACATGTCGGTGTCAGGATAGACGCCCATCGGGTTCTCCACCCGGATATGGGGGCGCTTGTCTTCGAAGTCCGGCTCAACCACATAGATGGCCATGCCGTAAGTTGTGTAGTAGTCGGCCAGCTCTACCTGCTTCCCGGCATTGAGCCGGGAAGACTGGATGTAGTAGTTGGCGACCTTCGTCTTCTTGGACGAGAACCGCTTCGCCTTGTCGGTAGTCAGGATCCCCGTCGAGCAGTTGACACTCGGCATGGTCCCCATCACCTCGGCGAGGTCTCGGGCAGACGTGTCGATCAGGTTTGCCACAATCGGCTTCGGCCAGGCTTCAGGCATGGAGCCTGGGATGACAGTGTCGATGTCACCTGACCGGACGTCATGGACGTCTCGGTGCCTCTGGTCACGATCCGAAGCGGCACGGCGCAGTGCCTCGACCCGGTTGAAGATGGAGTCCAAGGAGGTCATGAGGTCACCTCCAGATACGCTTGCGCTCTAGTGAGATTAGCTATGTTGTCCTTGAGCTTCCCGATCGCAAGATTGCACTCGCTGCATAGGATGCCTCGAACCTTGCCTGTCTCGTGGTCGTGGTCTACAGCCCAACCGACACCACCTGGATCAGTGGTCAAGCAGATGGGGCAGCGCTCATGCGCTGCAACCAGGGCGTCATACTCCTCAAGCGACAGACCATATCGCCTGGCAGTGGCAGTCCGCTTCCAGCGGTCCTTCGTGGCTTGCGCAGTCCTGCCATACTGGCCCTTTCGGGCCAGGGCTAGACACGGCTTGCATCGAGAGGTTAGATACTTGCCCTGCTTGTTAAAGTCGGTAACTGGCTTCAGCTCGCCACAGTCGGTGCAAGTTTTTTCGAGACTGGCCATGTCACCTCCTTAGATCACTTGGGCGGACGAACCTTAAGCAGCTTCCAGGTCAGCGGACCAAAGTGTCCATCAGCATCACCGCGAAGCTCGGCGTGCTGCTCCTGGAACCACTTGACGCCACGTCGGTCAGCCGGACCGAAGACCGGAGAGGGTCCGATCTTGTAGCCCTTATAGCCCGCGCGCACAAGCGCGCGGCCAACCTCAGTGACCAGCTTGCTGGTGCGTCCATAGAAGAAGTACTTGTCGCCAGGGAACGGCGCATAGACCGGCGCAGGCTTGGGGGCCGCAGCACCGAAGATGTCACCGAGCGGACCCGGATCGACGTGATCGTTGCCAGGCACCTGATTGTGCCCGTAGTGGCCGCCCTTGTGCAGCCAGGTGTCCAGGGTGACGTCATCGCGAGCGAAGGCTGTAGGCTCGCCGCCAGGCCAGGCATCCACGATCCCGAGGGAGCGGAGCCATGTGACGATGGTGCCCAGACCCTTGCGAGGCGTCTCGGCTGCGGTGTGATACACCTTGCCGTCGACAGTCTCACCGGCCGTGAAGACGATCTCGATCTGGATATTGTACTTGCCCGTGCGGTTCGTCCGCACCGTGCCGTCATTCTTCAGAGAGAGGGAGCGGGAGTCGGCGGGGAAGAACTGGGCGATCTGACCCGTGAAGGGATCCCAGAGGATGTGAGGCGCCACGGAGGCGCCGCCACCAGTGAACCACCCATACTCATTGGAGAAGGTGTGGTCATTGGAGTTGGAAGTGATATGCCATGTCGCTCGTGCCGGACCACCTTCCATCGCACCGTGGTTCCCCAGGTCGTGCTTGGTGGCTCCAGGCAGCCAGAGGTCAACCATTACTTGACTCCTCCTTCAGCCCGAGATGTTCGTGAATCTCTTCAACGAGCCTGTTGGTCTCGCTGTCCTCCAGGAAGTCCTTGCGCAGGATCTCCCTGTCCATGGCCGCAGCTCGGTTCTGCGACATCATGATGATGGGTCCAGTGAAGGCGGCCTCTGCACTCATGAAG